AGGTAACGGCTGGGGAGGTTTCGGCAATAATGGTCGTGGTGGTCTCGCTAACGAGATTAACAATGACTATGGTCGTGGTCTCCTGATGGATGCCATCGGTGGCAACCGCAATGCACTCAGCAATTTGGCTACCCAGTTGAACTGCACCGAAGGTCAGATTCAGAGTGCTATTTCTGCCTTGACCTCTCAGGTTCAGAGTGTAGGTAATCAGGTTGGTATGAGCGGTATGCAGACTATCAATGCTTTGCAGCAGGGTAATATGCAGATTGCTCAGCAGATTGCTAACTGCTGCTGCCAGACCAACAACAATATCACTACTCAGGGTTATGAGAGCAAGTTGGCTATCTGCCAGCAGACTCATGCCATTAACGACAATGCCAATGCCAACGCATTGATGTTGCGTGACACCAACCAGTCTAACCATCTTGCCTTGATGGGCAAACTCGACCAGATGCAGACTCAGGCAATGCAGGACAAACTTGATGCACTTCGTGAGAAGAATAGTGCTCTTGTAGCACAGATTTCCAACGAGCATCAGACTCAGGCTTTGCAGGCATACCAAGCACAGATTATCACTCCAGTGAATGCTGCCCTTGCAGCTTTGCAAGCAGAGGTAGCTGGCATCAAGTGCAAGTTGCCTAATACCGTATCTGTACCATATCCTCAGTTGAAGACCTACAATCCAGAGGTGTTCCAAGCAGCTGCTATGGGAGCATACGCTGGTGATGTAGCAGCAGCCAATGCAGCATCAACCGTAGGTTGTGGTTGTTAAAGGAAAGGAGGTAACTATGTTCCCTTTAAACTATCCTTTCAGCCCATTATTCCCAATGGTCAGGAGACGGAATCCTATCAAGAGAGTTGATATTGGCGGTATCTATGAATTGAAGACCAATGCACTTCAAGTAACCAACGAGAGTGTAGACTTCGGTATCAATCCTAGCTGCTACAAGGCTTTACCTTGTGAGAGTATCGTACTGCTAAAGATTCATCAGGGAGTGCCTACTGCTGGCGAAGACCTTCCAGTCAAGATTGTAGTGCCACACAATGGTGCAACAACCATTAGCACTACTAGCGGAACTACAAGTGGAACAACAACGGCTGGCACAACTAAGTCTTCCGTTGTAGACCATACTGGTTCTGCTGTAACTGGAGCGGGTCTTTCAAGCACTACGGAAGCTCTAGCCTATATCAACAAGAAGAGCGGAACAATCCGACTGCTTGGGTTTCAGCAACCAACTGGTGGCTAACAGAGTATTAACAATGGGGCAGATAGCAATGTCTGCCCCTATAAAAGAGAAAGAAAATGTTTCAAGGTTTAAGACAAAATTCCCTTTTTTACATATTAGACAAGGGAGGAGAAAAGCCGACTCTCAGAATCGGTCAGGTTATATCGGTAAGTGACCCTCAACAGAAGTTCCCGACAACTTACATCCCGAATCAAGTGCCGAACTTCGACACAACGGTTGATGTAAAGGTAAAGGTTGGAGAACAGCAACTCAACTTCGAGAAACTGCCATCCACCGCTCAGATAGCCAACTCAGGAACTAATGGTGTAGTTGTCAGCGATAGCCGTGATGCTATGTGTGCTGAGGTTGATTCCATGCTCAGGCAAGCCAAGGGTATCTTGGAGAGTGTTGACTACAATAAGGCAGTAGTGGAATCATGTGATGAAATACTAGCCAAACTCAATCCTCAGATTGCCAAGGATAAGCAGCAAGAGCAGGACATCAGTAACCTGAAATCTGACATGAACGGAGTGAAGGGTACGCTATCCGAAATAAAATCTCTTCTGTCTGATGCCTTGAAGCTCAGTAAGAACTAATAAAGGTAAGAAGATTATGGTAATGATTGAGATTACAGAAGATAAGTTCGATGATTTGTATGACAACATCGAGTCGATGCTTGGTTTTGGCAGCAAGGCTATGTCTTGTCTGAAAAAGATGAAGCAGGAGCGTATGGGTGAGCGTATGCCTGATTATCGTGACGATTGGAGAAGAGAACGTGAGGAGCGTGAGGAGCGTGAGAACAGACGTAGATTCAACAACGTGAACGATGATTGGAACTACCCGAACCGCTATGGTGAAAGAGGTGGTGGCGGCTACAATGGTGGCGGTCGCTAGTGTTTAACTTGGGAGTTTTGGCACCGACATAAATGTCTGGACCAGACTCCCTTTAATATTAAGCAATATGAACAGATGCAAAATGCCATTGGATATGTATGACCTCAAACCTGATGGAATGGTTTCTTATCTCAGATACAATGGCTATCATTTCAGCAAGAAGATGTGCGAGTGGGCAGTGAGCCTGATGTACAAGTATGACCCTTCCTCAAAGCGTGATGTAAGTGTCTCGTTTTGGGATAAGGAGAAGGTGGATGCCTTGTTGCTTGGTCAGGGAATTGAGGTGAAGAATAAGATAGGCTACGACCATGTGTATGTGGCGAACATGGCTAGGGCAGACTTCTACAAGTCTTCCATCAAGGATGAGGAGCAGCTAGCCCAGTTTATCAAGGATATGGTGGATGATGCCGACCAGAAGGATGGCTTTATCTTCAACCGATTCTATGCCGACTGCTGCCATAATGGTGTGCCTATTCCTTGGGAAGATGTGTTATGATGAGAAGAGTGATTGAACTTCCGAAGTACGATTGGAGCATAGTATGTTTCATAGGTTATCAGCAGACTGATGCCGATGAGATATGCCATGCTCTTTCGGATATTGGCTGCAATGGAAATCCATTATCGGAAGCCTACGAACATCTAACAAAGGAGAGTGTAGATAGGGGGCTTACCTATTCCAACCTATCAGAAAGAAGGAGTGTGCTTGCCATTGGGGAGTGTGAATCTGATGGTAGCATCATCAACACAATAGGTCATGAGCTTCTTCATGTTGTAGCGCATATCTGTGAGCAGGATGGAATAGATATGCTGAGCGAGGAGCCATGCTATATGATGGGTAGTTTGTGCGAGAAGTTCTTTGATGTTTCGAGGTTCAATGTTTAATATTCTGTAAAAAACAATGTCCTCAGGTTCAACCTATTGATATTTTTAATACCTTTGTTGGCATATTTTTATTTATTAAACTATACGCTTATGGAAAAGTCTATTATGACGGACAAGGAACGTATTACCGAGTTAGAACTTCAATTAAGAGAGAAGGAAGGTATTATTAAGGCATTGCAAGATGCTTTTGACAAACAACTTGATATTATTAAAATGTTGAGAGACAGAATTGATGAAATGACTCCTGATGATATAGCATAAGAAGAAGGGTGAATCTTTCGACTCACCCTTCTTCTTTATTTGCAAAATCAGAAACTTATAGTTCTATAAAGATAACAGCTGGGCTGCTATGTAATTACCCAATATTTTTCCACCATCAGGACTCAAATGTAGCTGGTCTGCATTCCACGGAGCAGGAATATTTTTTAATACCCAAGTTTCTCCATCTGATTGATAACTTCTATCAGCAGCTCCTTTCAAAGTGACATACTTTCCTTTATTTTCAGAAGCCGAAGGAAAATCTTCTATATTGTCAAATGGCTTATTTGTTCCATTATTGATACCATCAACAGCTATATAGTCAGTATTGAAGGGGGTTGATTTTTTCTGAAAAAGATTCCAGTTATACTTATTTATACCTCCATTGTGCATTAAATCTATACAAGGAATAGATTGATGCTCTGCAACCATATTAGTAACTTTTAACAATTCGTCACCGTCATTATAACTGTCTTTATCAATATAAGGATATTTACCATACCTATGAGCCGAGCAAATTACAAGTCTGCAAGTATTGTTGTTTGCTTTTGAAAGCTCCTCATAAACTCGTTTTATAGCGTAATTCAATTTACCCGCTATTGTATTATTGTCTGGATACATATCAGTAACAACTCCTGGATTGGTAAGTCCCGAGCGTTCATTATAGAATCCCATCAATATTATTACGGATGCATCTTTTACATCTTCCGTATTTAACCTATATATTTGTGAGACACCAAATGTATCTGGGTCATAGCCTTCTGGAGCATCACCACTACCATCTCCATCAACCATTTGAACAATGCCTATTCCACCCTTTGCGTGAGTACGTACTTTCATTCCTAGCAACAAACCAACCTGTTTCTGCCAATAATTTTGTGCAACAATACTGTCTCCTATAGCTAAGAGAGTCTTTCCGTAAAGAAGATTGTTGTTCTTCTTTTCAATCGCCTTGTTTATTGTCAGTTGTCCTTCAGTAATTGCAGAAATATCTTCAGTATTCTTTCTGTTTGACGCTTGTAAACCAGTAATTTGTTTCTGGTTCAACATAGATTTTATGCTTGGAGCGAAGTCTAAATAGGAAGCAACAGCAATGTCAAGGTTGCATTTTTTGCTAAATCCTAATTCCTTTTTTGAAAAATCAGCAAACACATAAGCTTTCTTGCCGTTGTCACCCATTGGGCTTAATTCGATTATGCCTTTCTTGTTGACATTATAGTCGCTTTGTGTACTTGTGACATAATAGTTTGAAATTGTTTCCGAACCTTTCGATATATATATATGGAGTTTACTAGTATTCTTTGTTACTGTTATTGTATATACAGAATCAATATCCTCTATGCCATCTACATAAACCTCCCGAACAATACCTAGAAGTTCTTTTGATGCAACTGGAAGTACTGCGCTGCCTAAGTCGCTGAGTTCTGAACTAACATTGCCGAATTTTGCGTTTACTTCTATCTTGTCAGCCTTGGAATCTTGTAGCTCGTCAAGCCTGCTTTGTCCTTCACCAAGAATAAAGCATTTTGATGTATATTTTATATTTCTTGATACAGCTACATAATTTATACCTTCTGGAATCAAAAGTGTTCTATTTACTTGAAGGACATCTGTAGTACTTTTAGAAATATCAAATATAGTTGTTATTTCTGAGTTCTTTTCTTTTATCAGAGATATTGCTGCAACATTTTCTCCAGATAATTTGCTGATTATTTTAACATACTTATTTGCTTCTACACTATAATAGTCTATGGAATATGCATTATATTTATCATTAACGATAGTTTTGTAACCGTTAACATATTTACTATTTACAGTCTCGTCTATTGTTTTTTCGGAACGAACAATCTCACCTAATAAGTCAGTGAGTTTAGTGCTTACTACTTTCTGAGACATAACCTTATCCTCAGCTTCGCCTGATTCTTGGACGATATTCTCTGAATTGAACTTCTTAGCCAGTTCATCATTAACTCTAGTCTGCTCAGTCTGCATTTGAATAGAAACATCTGCTGAGTTTGCTTTCTTGGCAATCTCTGCGGAAAGGGCGGAATCTTTATCTTTTAACTCTGATACTGCTGTCTGAACATCTGACTTCTCTGCCTTTGCTGCAATGATTGTATCTTGTGACTTATTCTTTGTCACAAGTTCATCAATGGCACCTTGTGCTGTGACTGCGGTCATGCCGCTGGTCTCGTTACTATAAGAGACAGCATTGGCAGTAGAGGCTCCACCAGTTGCGGTGATGTCCTTGATGGCATTCTCTAGCTGATGGGTCTTGTCACCTATCTGCTGAACAGTCTCCTTGTCTCCATCCATGAAGACCTCCCTTGCTGCTACAGCCTTTCCTAGTTTGGTGGCTGCATGTATCGGGGCTGCTAAATTAATATTTTCTTCTGACATATCTTTTAATATTTACGATATTACTAAATTCCACGTAGTTGCAGTGAGAGGGCTGATAGTTCTGTATGCCTTGAAGCTTCCTAGGTTATTGTTGATAGCCTGAGGAGCAGATAAAGGAACATCGAAT